GTTTTCATCCAAACCAGAAGACACGCCCTGCCTTGATTGGCAGGGCGTGTTTCTTTATTTTTTATACATACCCTGCACCACTCCGACGTTCTCCGCCCGCTCAATATCTCGCTTGTGCAGGTACTCATAGACGGCCATCATGGCCGCAGGCGGTTCGCCCTTCTGCTTGCGGTATTCCTCAATGTGGGAAACAACGGCCTTGTGCAGGGCGTTCATGTGGTTCATTTCCTCCCCGCTCAGCCTGTAAAACAGGTCTGCCAGTTCCGGGTCGTCGTGCTTGTATTCCACGGCCAGCTCTGCGTAGGTGTGCGCGTCCTCCAGCTCATCCTCAATGTGCTCCATCAGCAGTTTGATTTCTTTCATCTGATGCCCTCCTGAATGTACGCATACAGCGTATCAATATCTTGCTTTCCCAGCTTGAGCGTAAGCCCGATTCCGGGGATTTTCACGGGAAGCGCCTCTGCCCCCATGTATGGCTTTGCGGCGTTATACAGGGCGTCAACATCCACCGTGCCATGCTCCATATCGTAAACGCCCAGCGCCTTTACCATGGGATGATCTGCGTACTGGGCAATAATCTTCGGGAAATTTGCGGTAAGCAGCCCCCCAGCCCCGGCCACCAGAACTCTGTCCCAGCCGGAAAGACTTGGAGCAATGCTTCTGTCAATGAATCTTGCAAGCCCTGCCTGCACGTTTTCCATAGGAATCATAAATTACCTCCTTGAAAGTATGGGGCGGCGGCTGCCGCCCCAATTGTCGGGAATCAACCGTTGCAGCACCCGCCGCACTTGGGCAGGGGGTTGTACAGCGTCTGTGCCGTGGTGCCGGTTCCGGTGGTCACGTCGGCAACCTGCTTCGGATAGAAGGTCGCGTTGGCGTAAGTCACGATGGAATTGTCAGCGCAGCAACGCCGCTCTGCCTCGATCTTGATGTCCTTGGACAGCTCAGCCCGAACGCATTCCACGTCCTGACGAACCAGCGCGAAGCTGTCCTCAGTGCGCTGATTGTGTACGGCCTGATCGCACAGGGTCTTGCGAATGTCCTTGAGCTGTCCGTCAATGTAAGCGTACAGCTCAATGGATTTCTGGTCGTTGTAGGCGTTTGCCTTCAACAGCGCGATTTCGGAATCCTTGGCGGCGAGCTGCTGCTCACGATCCAGTTCATACCGGCTCACGGGCATGTTCTCGCTGCACCCGCCCCAGCCATAGCCATAGGGCATGGCGGGCATAACTGGAGCGGTGGGAACAGAATTGCGGTTGCCGAGAGCCAGAGCGCCCAGACCGCCCGCAGCATTCATCACGCCCAGCGCCAGACCGGCAATACCCGTGCCAAGACCGGCACCGGCTACGCCTTTGCTTGCATAATCCTTTTCTACTTCCATAGTTTAGAAGTCCTCCTTCAAAATATTAGGAGGTGGCCACCTTCTGTCATTATAATAACAAAAAACCAGGCGAACGAATCATCATCGTTTCGCCTGGTTTTCGTCAGAAAATCGTCAATTTGTGGTCAAATAACTAGGTCATCCGGGAGTGTGGCACTGTACCCCTTGACTGCATCATATTTCTGCTGCAATCTTCGGACAACCCTGGTTATCGTGGCTTGGGACACATGGAGATTTTGTGATTGCCATATCTGGCTTTTCCCGGCGGCACGGGTGGTTAGGACATCCATTTCCAGTGGCGTTAGATACGCCAGCCTGTCAAATTCTTTCACAACCACCCGGTTTATCCGGGATTTATCCATTTATGGAATCAGTCCTCCTTGGGGGAACTGTAAGTTCTTGCCTGTTTGCTGTCAGCGATACCGGCGGTGGTAGGATCATTGACCACACCCAGAATCACCAGCAGGGCAAACACGGCGTTCACCACGGCCAGCAGCTTGTCGCCAATCTCGCCCAAGTCCAGCGTAAAGCCGAACAGGGCGGCTACTGTTTGCACCAGCAGAAGCAGCGCGGGAATCGCGGCCAGCCAGAAGTTTTTGTTTTTGACACGTACAATCCAGTTAATCATTTTGTTTTCCTCCTTTAATTATGCAGCGGAAGTTTCCGCACTTCCTCCATTACACGTTTCGCAGAGCCGTTGCCTCCGGCTTCTGCATATGGCGCATAAAGATAATCGTTCAGGTTCTCGTACTCATCACTGGTGATATACCCGCGCTCCACGTACTTCATTCCGAGAAATACGATCCTATCATGCGCGATTCCCACCAGCAGGCGAGTGCTTGCGCTTTTCTTTGTCCGGCGGGCATCCAGATAGCTCCAGAAGCCCGCCGACCCGATCAGCGTGATTAGAATCGTAACGGCAGTTTTTACCAATTCGTGCATCTCGTTCCTTCTTTCTTATCCATTCCACCGGGCATAGCCGGGACGGGTGTCCACATGAATGCCCCAGCTGTACAGCCCAATGCCGCCAGTGCGCCCCATGACATCCTCCGCCACGGCTTTCATCTGCGCCGGACTTACAGCACTGTGCAGATCAGCGGCAAGCCCAAACAGATGCTGAGAGTTAGCCACGCCGCCAACCTCGGCATTGTGAGCCGCACACCGGACGCCGGAACCACCGCCGTCCACAATGGAAATCGGGATGCCCAGCCGGTGCCGGATTTCATCTACAGCACGCACCATGGATTCTTGCGGCTCCACCGGGAACCCACCGCAGCGGCCGCAGGGGCATCGAAATTCCTTCCGGGTGAAATACTTGATATCGTCCCAGAACGTCCCGGTTTTCGGCGCGTCGCTGCTTTCCGGCTTCTCCACCTTTACCGCCGTCCCGGCGATAGCACCAATCAGCATTTTCTGGGTAGCCGCACCCGGTATCCCGTCCACGGCAAGCCCGTAGTCAGCCTGAAACGCCCGGATAGCCGCTTGCGTGTTCTTACCGTCAGCTCCGTCAATTGCGCCGGGAGAATAGCCCAGATAGGTCAGAAGGCATTGGATTTGCTTTACCGTCATACGTTCACCTCTTCCCAGCCCTTGGGGTATGCGGAAGGAGACCATACATTATTGGCCAACTTGGAGCGATACACCTTGCCCCCCTCCGTGCAGCAGTCGCCCTTATTATAGGGGCTAGTAGACATAGCGACGAATGGCAACGCTTTCGCTGGGTCTGTGCTCCAAGCAAACCCCCACTGTGCAGGAAGCTCCTCTGGCTCCTGGGTGTAGATAGTGCTGTCATAGGGCTGCACCAGCCGCACCACACGGCCAGCAGACGATTGACACACAAACCCGGCCTTGCGTTCCAGCATGTTTTTGTTTGCGACAGCGGCCTTAAAACTGGGAATGTCGCTATCCGCCGCGTTCAGTTCGGTGCCTGTCATGTCAGGGGCTTTCTCCTGCAAGGCAAGCGCGTTCGCCCGCCCCTGGGCATACATGATGCTTTTTCTTTCCTCTTGCGTCACAGACTGTCAACCCCTTTCTTATAAGCTTCATCCAGCTCTTTCAGCTGTTCCTCACCACCGCTGGCTTTTATCTCCCTGATTTTTTCAAGGATAGCGTTTTTACGCTCTTCGATGGTCATCATGCGTTATTCACCCCCAGAGCAGTTTCAATTTCAGTCAGCGCAGATTCATATTCGGTATTCTGAGCAACAACCGTCTGGTATTGCTCCCGCTCATACTCCCGCTGAGCGGCATCAAGCTCTGTCCAGGGCTTCCACGGAGCTATCATTTCACCGGTAAACACTACGCCATCAGCACGTGTCCATGTCTGTCCCGCAGGAATGAAGCGATAGCCCTGAATATAAACACTGCACTTACCATCGAAGACATCTGTTTCAATAGGTGTAAGGCCTTCGCCAGAGGTGACGTAGCACTTAAAGTCAGAATCAATGTAAATCATCATTCTTCACCCCATATCTCAGATATTGTCAGCGTCGTTTTGATGTATCCTCCAGTGGTTATCCATATACCAACGTATCCCGTGGTTACAGCTGAAACGTCAACAGAATACTCGCCGGTTGCCAGGATCTTCATATCTGCGGCAAATGTTGGGTTTTGCTTGGTAGGCCGTTCATTTGCCACAACAAGACTGAATCGGAACTTATGTGTATTGCCCTCTTTGTCCGAGTATGCAGTATTACCAATACCCGTTATTTTGAATTTCAGAGTATTTACTCCTGTCAAATCAATCGAGTTATTCGTGAATGCATTTGCG